ATTGTATGCCGGGTATGCAAAGATGAAATCAGGATTTAAATCGGGATATTTTTTCTTGTAATTATTAGACATATCTTCTGATGCACACTCACGAACCATGCCATGTGAACGAAGCATACGAACTGTGTGATAAACTTCGGCGTCATTTGTACACACCATACCACCTTCAATCGTTGACATATGGTGAGCAAAATAGAATGAGAAGTTTGACATCCAACCATAACTACCTAGCAGTCTACCATTGTGTGTTGCACCATGTGACTCACAAACATCTTCAATTAAAGGTATGTTACGATGACGAAGAACTTCTAATACTCTGTCAGATAGACAATCAAAGCCTTGTGCATAAGTAATGAACACTGCCCGTGTTTTGTCACTGATAGCATTGAGTATACCATACTCATTCATACCAAGAGTGTCTAAATCAATATCAACAAACACTGGTGTAAAACCGCATTGAATGATAGATGCAATGTCAGATACCCATGTGAATGGTGGCACAATTACTTCACCACCTTCTGGATGTTTAATCTTTAACATCGTCATTGAAAGAAGATTTGCAGATGCACCAGAGTTGACAAATACAGAGTATCTCACACCTAACCATTTGCTCCATGCTTCTTCAAAAGCACGGCACTCAGGACCATTAGTCAGTTTTGGATTATCTTTTTTAAGATGTTTGATTACCAAATCTAAATCTTCTCTAGTAATATTGTCAGACATTAAAGGATATTTCATCATCACTCCATAATTATTTTGCTGCCGGTAAAATCAAATTTAAAAGGCACCCATACGTTGATTTCAGGTATCGCTCTTTTTATTGTAGCATGTCTTTCTGGAGATGCAAGAAACATAAAGAATCCACCACCACCTGCACCCATAAGTTTACCGCCATAAGCACCAGAAAGAACTGCTTTGTCATATATGTTATCTATGTATCTAGATGTAACATCATTCGTGAGTTTTCGTTTGTAGAGCCATTGTTGATCAAGTAAAGCACCAAGGTCTGCCATCGATGCTTCTTGTTTAAACATTTCATAAGCATCATTACAAATTTTAGTTATCGTTTTTAGATAATCTTTTGACTTACCCGTTTTGATGTTGTCAACTTGTTGTTTGGCATGAACGTTTGCTAATCTGTCTATACCAGAAAAGCCTAGCATGATGTGACTCTCTAAAGTTTCTATGTAATTTTGGGACAGAGAAATTGGTGAAACACCAATTTGTTTTCCTGACAATTCAATAGAATGAATGCCACCATATGCAGCAGAGATTTGATCTTGCACACCAACTGATTCACCAATTCGATTCTGCTCTATGTTTATAGCATCCATGGCTAATTCATAGGGCATACGAAACTTGTTCTGATATCTTGCAATAGCGTGTATCAGTCCAACAGTAAACGCAGAAGATGATCCAATGCCAGAACGAGCAGGTAAATCACCATCATGGCTAATAGAAATACCATTAGGAATTCCATAATACTTTAGACACTCCCTTACAGAAGGATGATCTATCTCGGAGATATCATTAACGCTTTCTATCTTTGAATAGATAATCCGATTAGCGTGTTCAAAATACGGCGGTAATTTCTTTAAACTTATATAGCAATAATGTGCCATAGCGGCAGTGATCACTCTTGAAGGATTGTCTTTGTACCAATCAGGGTAATCTGTGCCGCCTCCAAATAGTGATAGACGATATGGTGTTTTAGAAATGATCATTTTTCGTTATAGTAATCACCATACTCTACGAGTATTGTAGCAATACCATCAGTTCTTTTATATGCCTTTGTATATGCAGGCACAATATCTTCAGGCTCTTCTAGCCTTATAATATCAACATTTTCACACAACAATCTAAACGCATCTGTGTAGTCACCAACATGTTGATGTTGTGGATGCAATGGTCTTTCTGAACCAATACTTGTGCGAATGATGATGCGTGGTTTGTAATCAGACATCATCGTAATCTTATCAACATGATTGACAAGTTGATTTGTTGCACAGATTAAAAAATTCCATCGTGGATATATGCTCACAGGAATGTAACCAGCAAGTGCAAGACCAAGTGTCATACCCATTTGTGTATCTTCAAACACAGGCATCTCTAATAATTGTTCTTTAGAAACATCTTTTAATGTAGTAGACATTGCAGTACCAGCATATTCAACTGCTTGACCCATGAATATTACACGTGAATCTTTCGATAACATCTCCATTGCTGCTTTAAGTTCTTCAAAATATTTCAAAACTGTACCCTCACTCCCGCACCAGCATGTGGATATTTGGTTTCATATTCATAATGATAAATGTATTCTTGATCTAAATTTTTGTATAGTGATTGATTTAAACCCCAGGTTTTCATCGTGTCTGTACACACCGACTTACCATTGTCTTCAACAATAAACTTGATAGGTAAGTTTTGAGCCATGCTATACTTCAAATTTTCTGAAAAAACACCTGATTCAGCAGTCATATCACCAACAAAACAATAAACTTTTGTATCGATCTTTTTTCGTTTCATGGCCATTGCCGCACCAACAGCTATTGGAATGTTACCACCAACGATTGCTGATGAGTATATGTTGTATTCAGGATAGCACAGTGAAATTGATTTACCTTCTAGAATATCCTTTTCTAACTGTTCTGGTGGCACACCTTTCAATAGGCACTGATAGTGTGAACGCCATGAACAGAACACCCAATCTTTCGAACGAATGTTTTTAAAGATTTTGATCAGTTCATTTTCATTGCCATAGTAAAGATGAATTGGCGCACGAATACGAGCATTATTAAAATGCTCTGCCATTTTATCTTCAAATTCTATAAGTTCTTGCTTAGTCACCTAGAATCTTCCTCTTCAATTTAATCTTTGACATCTCTTCAATATTCCTTCTTGATTGCTGGCCAAATTTACTCTCAACAAGATTCAAGAATGGTTTATGTGAAAAGTATTTGTGCCATGCTTCATCACGAAACTTCAATACTTCTGCACCACTCAATGTTTTTGTGCGTAGTGGTTTGCAATCATACGATAAGAAAGCAAACTCATCAAATGTCTGTGGCAAATCCCAACCATTGTTGACTGCCTCCATATACAATGGACTACCAGGTAATGCCATAGCAGCATAGAAGTTTGCATGTTCACAGTTCAGTTCAAGTGCAAGGTCGAGTGTCTCTTGCATTGTTTCATGAGTGTCTTCTGGAAAACCAAACATGTAGTTACCAAGCACATTGATGCCTGCATCTTTAATGTCTTGTACAACCTCACGAATATCAACTTGCTTGAAACGACCCTTATCAATCTCTAATCTTACTTGTGGATTACCTGCCTCAATACCAAGTGCTAACCAATTTACACCGGCTTCTTTAAACAATTCAAGTTGATCTTTGCGAACAGAGTCAACACGTGCATATGCCCAAAAGTTAAACTTCATGCCACGATCAACAAGACCTTGTAAGATAGGCACATAGTATTTCTTATTCAGAAAAAACATTTCGTCAGTCAAACGAACTGTGCGTACACCGCTTTCCCATAGAAATTCAAACTCTTTGAGCATCAACTCAGGTGACCAAAAACGCATACCACGTGAATCTGCTGATACAATGCCTTGTTCGTATGATGTACGATTTACAATGTTGATCATACAGAAGTTACAACCAAAAGAACAACCAAGTGATGTAGAGATAGCGGCAAACGGTGTACGACCTTCATCTAAGAAGTTTGTATGCCAGTAATGGGCTCTATATTTGTCCAAAAGATTTGTTCTTTTTGGCAGCAAATCCCATGCGTAGCCAGGCATTACACGATCCATGTCTTTTGTTTGTACAATCTCACCTGGTGCACCTGTTGCCGCAAAGCCATGCTTTTTATAAACAAGACCTCTAACTTTGTCTAAGTGATCTTTGTAGTTTGTTTGAAGCAAGTCTAATAAACCATACACGCCTTCATTGATGAATACAAAATCAACATATGGTAAACCAACTACATCATATGGCAGTGCAGATGCATGAGAGCCAATGAATACAATTTTGATTGAAGGTCGTGTGAGTTTGAGTTGTCTTGCTAGAACTGATGCACCAATCATCATTGTGGTGCCTGAATTTGGATTTTGTCCGTAAAGAACAAACACTGCTATGTCTGTGCCTGTAGCAGAGATACGATGAGCAGAATGTTCAAGGTCTGGCGATGGGTCGGCGTCAAAGTCTATGATACAAGGATCATATCCTTCTTTACGAACTGCTTGTGCTAAAAGTAATGCCCACGTTGGTGGCTCAATAGCCGAATATTTTTGCGACAGGTCTTGATAGGCCTGTTTGGCACTGCTTGGTATCACAAATGTCACCACTTTTGACATAACAAATTGTCCTATTAATGAAGTTTTTTATTCTTCGCTTCGTGTATGCTTTGAATCACTTCTTCTATAATTTGATGTTGAACATCTTCTTCTTGCTCTTGTTCTTCCAAAAGACTATCAATCATTTTATCTGAATCGGCCATTTCACTCACTGTGCGTTCAACCAGTTTGTCATAGTATCTTATCATTGATTCTTTTGGCTCAACAACGGTCACAATGTCCGAATAATAAATCATTGCTGAATTTTCTTTGATTAGTTCAACTGGTAACCATGGCATCATCATCATGACCGTTTGACCAGTAGGCAAACGACGAAACACGATACGCATAGGATCATTCAATTGTATTTGGTCTGATTCACCATCTTCAAACATAGAAGCCATAATATCTTCACCAGACTGCATTCTTATAAGTTTAACGTTATGCATTCTTGACCTCTATATTGTAAAACTTGTACTTGAACTTTTCTTCATCGTATATCCTAACACGTTCTTGCAAGTGTTGCAATGTATAATTAACATGTTTACCTATACGAAAATCATCGGCAATGTCATATAACACTGCTTCAGTTTTATTATCTCCCAATCTAAGCCCACGACCGATAGACTGCAAGTTACGTACTCTGGACTTACTTGGTGAGGCAAATATGACGTTGTGAAGATTTCTAATGTTGACACCAGTGCTGAAAGTGCCGTAAGATGCCACAATAATCGCATTGTTTTCTTTTTCGGTTATGGTACGAACTTGTTCACGAACATCCACATCCGTACCACCATAAACAAAAAACACATGACGATTGTTAGCTTTCTCTTCAATCATCTTGTGAAGATGTTTACCGTGTTTCTCTACAAGATTGAAGAGTATAAGTGAATTACCCTCAAGTGATAGTGCAAGATTACGTATAAATTCATTTCTTGCGGTACTTCTTACTATGTAGTCTATCTCAGATTGATAGTCCCACCCTCTGGATAGTTTACACACTTCTTCGGAATATTTCAAGACCAGGCATTTAATACGGAAATCTGCCAGTTGTTTATTCTCAATCAGTTTAGCGGTAGTGGTAGACTGATATAAGGGACCAAACAAACCTTCTAATACTAACTTGTGTGTTTGTGTACCATCAATTGTACCAGTACAACCAATTCGATATGAAGCATTCTTCAAACCAGTCATGATGGTAGTCAATGACTTTGCCTTGAATTGATGTGCTTCATCACCAAGAACAAAATCAAACTGCTCGAAGTATTCTGGTGGATTCTTATAGATAGATTGCCATGTGGTAATGGTCAGAAATTTATCTGTATGCTTGTCTTTTCCTGAATACTGTCGATGGGCATAGTTTGCGGCATCGTAACCATAAGATTCAAAATCAGAATACATTTGCTCAACAAGAGAAGTTGTAGGAACAATGAGTAATCCTTTCTTATAACCCTTACTTTGAAGATATCTCAAAATGAGATACTGTATTAGTGATTTACCTGATCCAGTAGGTGACAACAACAGCATTCTTTTTCTTCTTACGGCAGTAATGAATGCTTTGTATTGATACTCCCTTACACCTTCTGTTATAATGGTCTTGTCCAGATAAAGTTGCTCCAGAAACTCATTGGCCTCCAATGCTGAAAAACTTTCTGTGTTATTTACAGCAGCATCAATTTCAAGTTTATAACCTCTCTCTTCACAAAACTGTTCAATGTAAGGTACAAGACCATGATAGATATTGTATGTGCGTAAATCAGCCAGTCTTATCTTACCATCCCAAAGACGATTCTTGTACGCTGGCATGAATTGATAACCTGGTACAAAGAATGTAAAGTAGTCCGCAAGTTCTTGTGCAATACTTTTCTCACACTCAAACCTGATGAACGCTTCATTCTGTTTACGTAAAATTAAATCAGACACCTTGTATGAATTTTTCCCAATCAATGAACGAACGAAGTTCCCATGTTCGGTTGTTTAGTTCTTTAAGTATTGCTTGGCAAACTTCAACAATCTCTTCATGCAACATTTTCTTTGCAAGGTATTTGTTGATGTCTTCATCTGCCTCTAAGTATGTATTGATCTCAGATTTTAGTGTAAATGGAAATGGTTCCCAGCCACGTTGCTGTAGTTCATCTGCATCAAGTCTGCCTGTGTAGTATTCCCATTTTAACTTACGCCACTTGTTGTAATTGAACTCCGCTTCTTTGGCTAATAACCGATGTGAAGAAAGAATGTTCAAATACTTTGAGTGAAGTTTTGGAATATCAATCAGTGCTTTACCTGGTTCAGTGCGGTCAATGTTAGAGTCCGCAGTCCACATTTGTAATACTTCGTCAAGTTTAGTCATAGTATACCTCCGTTTAGGAGTATATCACATTTAAAATAATTTTTCTACGTTATAATAGGTAAATCTGAATGTAGCGTCTGCTGTGATGATTGTATCCGGAGTGTCAGTAGATGACAAAACGAAACCAGATAATGAGATTGGAAATAAATCTTTGAAGTTAAAACGATAGTATGGTTTGTTTGATGCCGAAAGAATAGTTACCGCACCGTCAGAATATTGTGGAGTCTTTGTTGGTATTGCTGAAGCAAATTGATTTAATTTTGCTAAGTTTTGGTATTCTTCATACTCTGTTGGGAAAGTTACAGCACGAAGCCAATCATGTATTTCTAACCACGATAACATCTCCGCATCAACAATAAAAGTAACATTCAACACATCGTAAATGGCTTTTTCACCAGGTGCATACAGTTCAACAAACGGGTTTTGCACAGGAATTTCGGATGTAGAAAGACCAGGCAAAGAAATTGTTTGAGCAAAATATTGTAGATTCGGTGTACGAGCCAAATTCAGCGTAAACTTATTAGGCTGTAACGCATTAGGATTTGCAGGGTTTCGTGTGAGAACTGTCATACGTTTATTTATGCACCATAAAAAAGAGGCTCCCGAAGGAGCCTCTCTGAAGTTGTCACTCTTAACGGTGACTTCATCTGCTAAGAGAATTACATCAAGTTTGCAATACGGAAACCACGGTAGTAGTTGTTGCTCTGAGTATTCAGAGTACCAAGACCTTGTGTGGTGCCTTCTGCGAATGGATTTGCTACTAGACCGTAACGAGTCTTGAAGCCAATCTTTGGCTGGAATGTACCAGTATCTACAGCACGAACCATTTGCAGTGGTACGTATGGGCAGTAGAACATACCAGCATCGTATGCGTTTGTGCCTTTGTAACCAACTACAGCAAATTCGGATGTTGAACCAACTGGGAAGTATGGATCAATGTAGACTTTGATACGACCGAAGATTGTACCAGCAAATGTATTACCAGTATCGTCAACTGTCAGTGATACTTGACCAGCAAGTGCTGAGTTATAGTCAAGAATACCAGCCATCGCTAAAGCGGATGCTACGTCTGAAGAACAGATAACGATGTTACCTTTACCACGACGAGTTGTCTTAGCGATTTGGTTTGCTTCACGCTCAATCTGGAATGCCAGACCTTTGATTTTTTCAACCATCCAACGACCGTTTGAGTCTGTGTCAAGGTTGAATGCACCAGCAGTTGTAGTACCTGCTTGGCAACCTGGCTTAGCGATTCTGTAGATTGTACGGATAACTTCACGGTTGATTTCAGCAAGAATTTCAGCGGACAGAATGTTAGCCAATTCCGTTTCAGCGTCAAGACCATGAACTGCTTTCAAGTCTTGTGCCAGTTCCATTGAGTATTCTGCTTTCAGCGCACGTGTACGGGCTGTTACAGTGACTTTCTCAATTGAGAATGCCATTTCTTGGAATGTGTTACCAGCAGCGCCATCACCCAGTGCTTCAGCAGAACCAGTTGTCATAGCACCAGTTGGAGCAGCGTTACCAACGAACAGATAATCTGTTGTGTTACCAGCAATGCTCATTGAAGAAACAGCGATTGCACCGTTAGCACCTGAGAATGCTGTGTTTGCTTCGTTGTAGAATGCTTCTGTACCGCCTTGTGAAGCGTAACGTGTACGCATCGCAAAAATCAGACCTGTAGGACCTGTCATTGGCTGAACGCCGCAAACGTCATACGCAATCAGATTAGGCAATGAACGACGAACCAGGCTGATCAGAATTGGGTCGAAACCAGCAACAGGACCAGCAGCAGCAGAGCCACCACTGAAACCACCTGTACCAGCAAAGTTAGTTGGTGAACCAGTTTCATTCAGAATATGACCTTCTTTGATCATTTCCTGTGCTTGGTTCTCCAGAATTACCGCTGTAACCGCTTTACGGTATGGATCTGCAATTTGTGGCATATCTGGGTGATCCAGAACTGCATTCCATTTAGTTTGTAAATGTTCAGACAAATACATTTAGTATCTCCTTTTGTTATTATTTAAATTTTGATTTTTGAAATCGCTTGTACTACTGAAGCGACATATGGATCAGCGGCAACTTTCTTTTCGCTACCATCGTCTTCTACTTCTTCATGAAGCTGTGCAGCATCGGCTTTTTTAACGCCTGATGGGAAGTAATTCTCACGAATTGTCTCAAGTTTTTCTACGAACTCTTCCTCTGTGGAGAATTCAACACTCTCTGCAAGTGATTTGATTTTTTCTACTTGAGTTGCTGTGAGACCTTCGCAAACTTCATTTACTAGTTGTACCTTAATTGCCTCAGTAAGTTGTTTCTTATACTGAATATTGGCTTCAATTTCTTCATTCAGTTTAACTTCCAGTTCTTCGACTTTAGATGCAAGTTCATCTACCAGTTCGACTTTATCTTCTGGAACGTTGATGTAGTTTTCGGCAAACAGATTACGCAGACCGGCAATAAAGTCTTCAGTGATTTCGGAACGCAGACCGCTTTCGATAGCGATTTCGTTCTCTTGCATCCACTGCTCTACTACGTAGTTCAGGTAATC